GCGTTCGATTTAGCACGCGACACATAGCGGAGTGCTGGATTTCTGAGGATGAGCATGGGCGCGTCGACACGGTTTATCGCAAATACAAAACGACGGCGCGCGCGACGGTAAATCAGTTTGGCGATAACGTCACGCAACGCATTCACAAGATGGACCAGGAGGAGCCTTACAAAGAAATCGAAATCCTCCATGTCGTAATGCCGCGAGATGAACGAACAAAAGGCAACAGGAATAAGGCAAACAAACCTTTCGCTTCCATCTACATCGATCCAGAGGACAAACAAATTATCGGCGAGGGCGGTTATGACGAGCTGCCTTACTGCGTACCGCGCTTTTTGAAAGCTAGCTTTGAGCTAGGCTATGGGCGCTCGCCATCGATGACGGCATTGGCCGACACAAAGATGGTTAACAAGATGGCGGAGATTGTTCTGCGCGCCGCCCAACTTCAAATCCATCCGCCCATGATGGTGCCGGACGACGGCTTTATGCTTCCGGTGCGGACCACGCCAGGCGGTTTAAACTTCTATCGATCGGGAACCAGGGACAGAATTGAGCCGCTCGCCATCGGCGCGAACAATCCGCTTGGCGAACAGCAATTAGAATCGCGGCGCACTGCAATTCGATCTGCGTTTTACGTGGACCAGCTCATTCTAGGGCAGGGGCCGCAGATGACGGCGACGGAAGTTGTGCAACGCACTGAGGAAAAAATGCGGTTGCTTGGCCCGGTAACGGGCAGGCTTCAAGTTGAGCTGCTTCAACCCTGCCTCGATCGAGTGTTTTCTATTCTTGCGCGGCAAAAGAATTTTGCACCAGCTCCCGAAGGCATTCGAGACAATCGCATCGATATCGAATACGTCAGCCCATTGGCTAAGGCCCAGCGTAGCGGCGACGTTACTGCTGCAATGCAGCTTGTCGAGATTTTGATGCCCTTGATGCAGCTTGATCCTAACGTCGTCGATTTCCTTGATATGGACGGCTTGGCAAAACACATCATCCGAGTAACTGGTGTGCCGGCAGAGGTTGTGCGCGGCGAAGGTGAAATAGCTGAAATCCGCGAAAACAAGGCAGCGATGCAAGAGCAGCAGCAGCAAATGGATAGCGTGTCGCAAATGGCTGAAGCGGCAGGAAATGCTGCGCCAGCAGTGCGCGCGGCAACCGACCCGTCGATGGCGGAAGCGGTTGGCGGCATGGGTGAGGAAGATATGGAGGCTATTGCAGAAATGATGCCAGCAGCATGACGCCGGAAGAAACGAGAGACACCTACAAAACCCTTTTCGCCTCTGATGAGGGGCAGTTGATTTTGAAAGATATGGAAAGCCGTTTTGGGCTTTGGCGCACGAGTTACGTGCCGGATTCAAACGAGACGGCGTTTAGAGAAGGGCAGCGCGATGTCGTGCTTTTCCTTCATTCAATGTTGCGAGAGCAACCTAAATTAGAGGAGTAACTAAAAAATGTCCGATGAGCAGGTAGCGGAAGCTCCGGCAAATGCCGGGGAGGCACCGTCTGGTGACGAGGATTGGCGATCGATGATTTCTGAAGATTTGCGTGGCGATGCTTCGCTCGCGCATATCGGTTCGATTGACTCGATGGCAAAAAGTTACATTAACGCGCAGAAAATGGTCGGCGCTGATAAAATCGCAATACCAGGTTCATGGGCGACCGATGAAGATTGGGCCGGTGTTTATAACAAGTTGGGCCGACCTGAAGATTCTGCCGGCTATGAGCTGGAAACGAGAGAAGACGCCGACGCAGACTTTACCGGCTGGTATCGTGATGCTGCCCATGAAGCAGGCTTGAGTCAAAATCAGGCGGCGCAGCTTGCAAAGGCTTATGAGGAATATGCTCAGACCGCGATGCAGTCGCAGGAAATGTCTGAGGCCGATTACGAGCTTTATGAGAAGCAGGTCAAAGAAAACTTGCAAAAAGAGCTGGGCAACACCTGGGAAGATCGGTTGGCTCACGCGAATGATCTGATGACCGAATTGAAGGCACCGGCCTTGAGCAATTACACGCTTCAAGACGGCACGCTACTTGGCAACAACCCGGAAATGGCAAAGTTTTTTGTGAAGGTTGCGGAATACGTTTCGGAGGAGACAGGCGAAGATTCTTTCGCCGGCAGAGAAAGCCGTCCTGGCGTCACGATTGACGACTTGCAAAGCAAGCTCAGCGAAATGTCCGCAAAGGGTTCGCCTTACTGGGAGAAAATGCACCCGGATCACGATCGCGCAGTAAACGAAGTTCTGTCGCTCCGCGAGCGTATAGAAGAAATGAAAATATAATGGATGATACGGAGCTGCGGCTCGAAATGCTGAAGCTCGCCGTCTCGCACGGTTCCGCTGCAAATATAAAAGATCCCGTGGCATTGGCAGATAGCTATGTCAAATGGGTGAAGAAAACCGGGGATAAGCAAACAGCCCCCCGTCGCAAGCCTTTAAGGAAGGCCGGATAGCTGGCGTAACCAGCAGTAAGCCGAGGCAACTCGACAACTTACGCAAAATTCCTGAAACTTATCTGTGGAGATTAGTGCTATGAGCACACAAGTAACCACGGCGTTTGTGAACCAGTTTTCAGCAAACGTCAGTTTACTCTCTCAGCAAATGGGAAGTTTGCTGCGAGGGGCCGTCGACGTTGAAAACGTCACCGGCGAAAAAGCCTATTTCGATCAAATTGGGTCTAGTTCGGCAGTCGCAAGGACCAGCCGGCACCAATCAACCCCAATGGTCGAAACACCTCACTCCAGACGCCAGGTAGGTCTGACGACTTACGAATGGGCTGACCTCATCGACGACAGCGATAAAGTACGCATGTTGGCTGATCCTACCTCTAGCTATGCACGCGCAGCAGCGGCAGCTATGGGCAGAAGCCAGGATGACACCATTATCGCGGCACTCGGTGGTACGTCCAAAACTGGCAAAGAAGGTGCGACCTCAACGGTTTTACCTTCTGCTTCAAAAATCGCTCACGGTTCTGCCGGCTTGACGATTGCGAAGTTGGTGACTGCTAAGAAGAAACTTGATGAGGCGGATACGGACCCGTCCATCAAACGATACATTGTGGTCAGCCCTGAGCAGATTGAAGATTTGCTTAATACGACAAACGTCACCTCGGCGGATTTCAACACCGTCAAAGCGTTAGTCCAGGGTGACATCGATACGTTTGTTGGTTTCAAGTTTATCACTTCAAACCGTTTGCTCGACGACGGCACTAGCCGTCTTTGTTATGCGTTCACACAGGACGGCATGAAAATGGCAATCGGCAAAGATGTGATGGCTCGTATCGATGAGCGTTCAGACAAGAGCTACTCAACACAGGTTTTCTACTGTGCATCTTTCGGGGCAACCCGGATGCAGGAAACTTCTGTCGTTGAAATAGCTTGCAACGAATAGGAGGACTGAACAATGGGTACTGCTAACTCTACATTGGTCACCAACTTTGAGGCTGATCCGAGTGTAATGAGCGACGTTGCAAACCTGGGTGGCGCCATGCGTGTCGCTCAAGGAACGGTCGTCGTCGCGGCGGGAGATTCAGATGACAATGACATTCTGATGCTCGCGCCATGTCCATCAAACGCTACCGTGCCGCATATTTTTATCGGCAGCGATACGCTTGGTGGTTCTGCCACGGTTAACGTCGGCATTTACACCTCCGCTGGTGTGGTCGTCGATGAAGACGCTTTCGCATCAGCGGTTGCTGACGCTGGGGCAATGGCCGACGTTCGGCACGAAGCATCTAATATCAACACTGTTGGTCAGAAGATGTGGGAGCTTGCCGGCGCTTCTGTTGATCCTGGCGGCTACTACTACATAGCCGTTACAATGCAAGCGGCTGGCGGAACTGAAGGCGATTTGTCCTTCATTATCCACTACGTCGTAGATTGATTGATTGGGGGGCTTCGGCCCCCCTTTCTTTTTTAAGGAAAAAAGATGGCAAGTGACGTCGATATTTGCAACTCAGCGCTAAACCAAATTGGCGCGAGCAATATTATCAGCCTGACCGAAGACAGCAAAGCAGGTCGCATTTGCAATCAGCGTTATGAATTTGTCCGCGATGCCGTTTTTCGCGCACACCCTTGGAACTGTTTGGTTACGCGCGCAGAATTGCCTGCCGATGTAGCAACACCAGCTTTCGAGTTTTCTTATCAACACTCTTTGCCGACAAACCCGTATTGTCTGCGCGTTTTGCGACCGCAAGACCCGGACACCGTATTCCGCGTCGAGGGACGCAAAATTTTAAGTGATCTCACGCCATTCAAAATGATCTACCTGGCGCGCGTGACCGATCCGAACGAATACGATTTACTTCTCATGGAAACTATTTCGGCCAGACTAGCGGCTGATATTGCCTACCCGCTCGTAAATTCTGCCGCTTTGGCGCGCGACATGCTGGTCGTTTACGACAGAAAGCTTTCTGAGGCGCGTTTTGTAGACGCGACGGAAGGCACGCCGGACAACATCGTCAACGTCGATCGATCGAGTTATTCCGAAAGCAACCTTCTCATTTCGTCGAGACTTTAATGCCGAAGATTACCAAGGCGTTCACCAATTTCACTTCCGGTGAAGTTACCCCACGTCTTTTTGGGCGCACAGATTTGACGAAATATGATAACGGCTCTGCCGTTGTTGAGAATTTTCTAGTGCAAAGCCACGGCGGCGTAACGCGCCGTCCTGGGACTAAGTTTATTGCGGAAGTGAAATCGAGCGCGGCACAAGGCCGGCTGATAACATTCGAGTATAATGTCGAGCAAACGTATGTCCTCGAATTTGGAAATAATTATTTTAGAATTTTCAAAGACGGCGGCACGGTTGATTCCGGTGGATCGCCCGTTGAGATAACAACGACATATACCACGGCGCAGCTTGCTGAATTAAAGTTCGCGCAAAGTGCCGATGTTATGTATGTCA